GTTCTTCACCTCATGTAAGACTTGGGATAACCAAGCACAACTCGGGCGGGACTTCGGTTCCGCCCTTTTTGTATCAGCTCAATATTTCCTGTACACTAAATAATGGAGGAGTAGTGAATATGGCTAATAAAGAAAAACCAGAAATGTGCCATCGTTGTGGAGCTATGGACTGGCATAAGGCTCCACATCTTGGTGGAGAGTATTGTGCTTCATGTGGATATGAAATACATCACAGTAAACCTCTTAGAGATATCGTAAAGAAGAAGTAATGTATGAATCCGAAATCACGGTCAGGCATGATGCTATCGATAGAGTCAGTCAATGGTATTGGTATTCTATCGATACTGGCGCATGGGACGGTCCTAAGCATGATTGGATTACATCTCACAAAGAGAAGTACTTCACCCATGTTAAGAAGTTTGATACTGTGGTTCAGGCTGGTGGATGTCTAGGAATGTATCCAAGACTTCTATCGGATATCTTTGGTAAGGTATATACATTTGAGCCAGACTCTAAGAACTTCTACTGTCTGAACTTGAATTGTCAGAAGTCGAATATCATTAAGTTCAACTGTGCTCTTGGTGAGGGACATAAGATGGTATCGATTAACAGGCGTAAAGAGGATAACCTCGGAATGCACTGTATTAGAGAAGATGATGAAGAGATGATTCCTATGCTCTGCATCGATGACTTAAACCTCCAGATCTGTGATATGATATGCCTCGATGTAGAGTGTTATGAGTCGAATATCTTACTAGGAGCAATGGAGACCATCTCTCGATTCAAGCCAGTTATCACGTGCGAGAATGGAAATGCTACTATCCACACCATTCTACGACAATTCGGATACGAGCACGTGGACCAATCGGTCAATGACGCTATTTACGCGATAAAGGAGTAACATGACACAGTTTTGTGCACCAGACAATATGTCTCTACTGAACCCGAATGAATTTCGGTTCTTCCTTCATCGTGCTCCTTACCTGTCCTTCTTTGTACAGACGGTTCAGCTTCCAATGATATCACTTCCTGCTAGTGAACAGAGTAATCCATTCACCGATATTCCAGTTCCGGGTGAGCACATTACTTGGGAAAAACTACCGGTCACTTTTCTTGTGGATGAAGATCTTCAGGGTTATTTAGAGATGTATAATTGGATTCGTGGAATGGGTTTTCCAGAGACATTTGATGAATACAAAGCTGCTAGATATGCCGATCCTCAGTTCAAATCTACATGGCAGGCATTTACATCTGATATTTCAGTGTTCACTAATACTGGTCATAGGAATGCTAACATTGAATTTCTCTTTGAGGATGCATGGCCAACATCGGTTTCAGCTCCTAAACTCGATACTACTAATCCAGATCAACCAGTAGTGACCTCTCAGGTGATATTTAATTACACTCTCTTTGACGTGAGATCAGTAAAAACTAGTTGACATTTGCTCGATTTTGTGATATAGAATATCTTCGATCGATCGTTCAAACATAAGGTCTCATGAAACTCGAAGATATTCTCGCCGAGTGGGATAAAGATTCCCACGTCGATAGGACCAAGCTCGACTCTGTAGCTCTGGACATCCCGAAAGTGCACGCTAAATATATCAGGATTCTCTCTCATGAGAGGCTAGTGTTAGCCAAACAGGAGGCAGAATACAAGCAGCTTAAGTTTGATAGATACGAATTCTATACAGAAGGTCCAAATGAGACGACTCCAAAAGAGTGGCTCGGGGATGTTCCGGCTAGGGGTCGAATTATCAAGACCGATGTTGGTAGATATATGGAAGCCGATAGACTTATCATAGCTCTTACGCTAAAGATGGGACTTCAGAAAGAGAAGATTGAGGCTCTCAAGTCTATCATCGATATTATCTCTCGAATGGGATATCAGGTCAGAACTGCTGTTGACTATATGAGATTTATGAATGGCACGTAATGGATACAGTTCGAGTAGAGTACATAGATGATGTTAATATCAAAGTTCGATGTGACGCCGGAATTGCTCAAGAAATTAGTGACTACTTCACATTCTTTGTTCCAGGCTACAAGTTTATGCCAAAATATCGGAACAAGATGTGGGACGGGAAGATTCGACTCTTCAATGCGTATACCTGTCTCTTGTATGTCGGTCTCCTCCCAAGACTCGGAAAATTCTGTAAAGACCGTGGATATAACTTCGAGTATCCAGATGTCTTTCGATACACCGAATTTAAGCTCGAAGACGCTATCGAGTTTATCCAAAAGCTTAACCCGACACTACCTCCAAGAGATTACCAAGTCGATGCTTTCGTACGAGCAATCCAAAGAAAGCGCATTCTCCTACTCTCGCCTACTGCGTCAGGTAAGAGCTTCATCATCTACCTACTCATACGATACTTTCAAGTACCGACACTCATCGTGGTGCCCACCACTACACTGGTCAACCAGATGTTCGGAGACTTCGAAGACTACGGATTTGACTCAGAGAAGTTTGTACACCGGATTTATTCCGGTCATGACAAGAACACTGATAAACCAATCGTAGTAAGTACGTGGCAGTCAATCTACCAGCTTCCTAAGAGATGGTTTGATAAATTCAAGCTAATTGTTGGAGACGAGGCACATACTTTTAAGGCAAAGTCACTAACTACTCTTATGACTAAAACTACCGAGTGTCCTTATAAAGTTGGACTCACCGGTACTCTAGACGGAACAGAGACTAACAAACTCGTTCTAGAAGGTCTGTTCGGACAAGTTCATGAGGTCATCACCACCAAAGAGCTCATGGACTCTGGAGATGTTGCTAAGCTCAAAATTGAGTGCTTAGTGCTTCAATATCCAGAAGAAGTCAGAAAGCTCTTTCATAAGAATAAGACTGACTACCAGGGTGAGATAGACTTCATCGTTGCGAGTGAGACAAGACTTAAGTTCATTAAGAACCTAGCACTTAGTCTCAAGGGTAATACTTTCGTGATGTATCGATACGTTGAGAATCATGGGAAGGTTCTCTATGATTTAATTCGTCTATCTACCAACAGACCAGTGTACTACGTGTCTGGTGGTGTCGATACAGAAGACCGAGAAGAGATTAGAAAGCTACTCGAAAAGCATACAGATGCTATAGTTGTATGTTCAGTAGGAACTTTCTCAACTGGAACTAACGTTAAGAACCTACACAATATTATATTCGCTCATCCTCAGAAAGCGAGAATTAAAGTACTTCAGTCTATCGGAAGAGGACTTCGTTTACATAAGAGCAAAGAGTTCGTAACTCTATACGATATTGCCGACGATCTATCATATAAATCTAAAGAGAACCACACACTGAAGCACTTCGTAGAACGAGTCAAGATCTACGCCGAGCAACAGTTTAGTTATCGTATTCATAAGATAAGGCTAAACACATGAGCCATTACGCCGTTAAGATCGCTTCAGGTGAAATTGTCTATGGAGTTATTGATAAGGAATCTACTGATTCTGATATGGTAATAATTAACAATCCAATGATCTGGGAAGACTACGAGACCGAAGATGGAAGACTCGGGTCTGCTCTAGTCAAGTTTATCACTGGCTGTTCGGAGAGTCAGGTTCCTATCGCAGTAAAGTCAATCATCTCGATGTCTCTTTTGAATGATGCATTTATTAACTTCTACGAAGTTTCGGTAGAGGTTAGTAAGATAACAGACGAGGCATATCAAGAAAAGTTGCAGTACATGACTAGGAAGATGATTAATCTAGTAATCGATTATCAGAACCAACGGCACGCAGATGAGACAGGAGACATTGTGTTCAGTCCTACAGATTCTGATACTACTATTCATTGATGTGCCAAAGCAATTATACACCACTACCTGAAAATTGTCAACAAGAGTTTTAACACGAACGTGCAACCACCTAAGAAAACAAAGCGCACGGTAAACAATTATATCGATAAGAAGAAATTTCATGTCGAAATGACTAAGTACCGTCTTGCCGCCATTGAAGCAGAAAATAATGGAACCGACAAACCGAAGTTGAACAATTACCTCGGTAACTGCTTCTACTTGCTCTGTGAGCGTCTATCTTATCGTCCTAACTTTATCAACTACTCATTCAGAGAGGAGATGGTTGGAGATGCTATTGAGAACTGTCTCTCTGCAGTAGATAACTTCGATCCAAATGAACAGAAACAGAATCCATTCGGATACTTCTCTCTAATCGCCTGGAGAGCATTCGTTAGAAGGATTCAGAAGGAAAAGAAACAAACCTATATTAAGCACAAGGCATTTCAGAACTCT